CAGCGCGGACACAGCCGATCGTCTGGCGTCACAAGCCAGCGCTTCTTGACCGTGACCGGCAGCAATCCACGCTGCCGCGCCTGGCGCCAGAGCTCGGTCTGCCCATCGTTGGACGCGCGGATCGTCTCCGTTCGAGCAATGGTCTGCGCGCGATGCCGGAGCAGCTGATTCGCGTAGCGCGTGCCGGCTGCAGCGACACGTTCACTCGACACGCCCTGTTCGAGCAGCCGCCTTCGTTCATTGATCACCGCAAGGGCCTGCTTCTCGGTCAGGCCGATCATCGGCTTGATCACGCGCGCCGCCTCACGTGGCGCCTGTCCGTTCTTGATCGCCTCGCGAATCGTCACCTGCAGGGCGCGACGCGTCTCCGCGGTGATCTCCCGCACCAGCAACGCGCTGCGCGTGTCCGCCGCTTCCAGCGTCAGCGGATTGACGAGCGTGAAGCTCGAGTCCAACTTCAGCGCGTCACGGAGTTGTCGGGCCGAGACGGCAGCGGCGGCCGCAAAGGCCTGATTCATGACGCGCACGGCCGCCTGCAGGTCTCGCGGCCATGTGTTGATGGCGGCCGTCAGTTCGATCGACAACTCGCCACGTTCGACGGCACGCACGAGTGCCGCCAGGGAGATCCGGTGCTGCAGCTTCGCTGCGGCGATGATGAATTGGCGGCGCAGCGCTGGCGTCAGCCTGTCGGCGATCCGGTGGATGGCCACGTAGGCGAGCGGGCTCATGAGATGCGCGCTCCGGCGTCCGGCATCCTGGCCAACAGCAGATCGTTCAAGATGGCGGCAAAGTAGTGCTCCGGCACGGCTTGCGGCCCGACGGCGACCACGGTCAGCCGCTCACCCTTGGCCGAGTAGCCATGCAAGGCATCGATCTGGGTGGCTGCCTGCATGATCGCGTCGGCAATCGAATAGGCAGCGACGTTGGTCTGTACGAACGACGACCGCGGCAGCCTCGATACCTCGAACAGCACGGTGTACGAGCGAATCTCGTTCATCGTCCTGCCGCACCCAAGGCAAGGCCGAGCAGCATCAGGATGAAGCCGACGAGCGCGCAGACGACTCCGGTCAGCGTGAATGTCGTGCTCATCGGAAGTGTCCCTTCTGCCAACTCGTATCGTGCGTGACGGCTGCGACCACGTCCCGATCGCCGAGCGTCAGTTCGTTGAACGCCGACGACGCGCCATCGACCTGGTCGTCATTGGACCCGTTCGGAAAGACGGTCAGTTCGTCGATGAACTGCGCGTTCCACGGTCCGCGGACCAACTTCACGTTCCCGGCTTCCGCCTGAATCGCCAGCGGCCGCGCGCGCGTGACCTTGTCGCCGGTCGATGGCTTCACGACCACGATGTAGCCGGCGAGCTCGCGGACCGAGATCTCCGCGCTCTCCTTGCCGCCGCTCCCGGGTTCCTGCTCGATCCGGATCCGGCAACCCGTCCCATCCAACGAGGCGGTCTGCTTGATCAGCGCGTTCCGTTTGCCGCTCGAGAGCTGTGCGCGTTTCACGTCCTCGACGTAGTAGAGGCCGTCCTTCGACTTGGCCATCTTCACGCCCGCGGTCCAGTCGCCGTTCAGGTCCGTTCCGGCCTTGTCCCATCCTCGAGCGCGTTTCACACCCGCCGGCACGGCGTCGACAATCTCGAACCACTCCCGCTTGAACAGGCCGCCGCCTGCTGGTGCTGGGCGTTGCTGTAGCTGGCCAGCGGCGCCGTAGCTCCCGAGCGCGGCTTCGAGCGACCGCACGATCGACTCCGAGAACAGGTCCGGCCAGAGCAACTCGCCAAGCCCTTTCCGAGGATCTAGGTCGATGTCCGTCCGCTTCGCCTGCGAGGCGCTCTGCGTGCCTGGGATGACCGGTACTTGCACGGTCACCTCGCCACGCTTCAGCTCGACAAACGCCGGCGGCTCGTAGCGCATCGGCACACAGAAGTGCGTCCACTCGTCCGCGTCGGCGCGTTGCAGAATGTGACCGCTTAAGTCGGTCTGGTGCAGCCGCTGCATCACCACGATGAACCGCGCGCCCCTCGAGGCGCCGCGGGTCGAGAGCGTGCGGTCGAACCAGTCCAGCGCCGCCTGCCGTTCCGCGTCAGATTCCGCCTTCTTCGGGTTATGCGGGTCGTCGACGATGATGATGTCTGGGTGCTCGCCGGTACCACGGCCCCCCACCGACGTCGCGAGCCGCCAACCGCCGTCTGTCGTCACACGCTTGATCTGTTGGTTCTGCCCCTCCCGGAACTGCACGTGCGGCCAGCGCGCCTGGAACCATTCGCTTTCGATGATGTCGCGCGACTTGCCGCTGTCGCGAATCGTCAGCCCTTCATCGAACGATCCGCAGAGGAACCGCGCGACGGCGGCGGCTACCCGCTCCTGTTTCTCGTCATCCCACTTCGTGCCCCGTAACCACTCCCACGCCGGAAAGAACACGCCGCTCATAAGCGACTTCGAGGTTCCCGGCGGCACGTTCCCAAGCAGCTTCTGGATGTGCCCGTAGTGCACGCCCTCGAGGTGGTCGCACCAAGCGTCGATGTGCCAGTTGCCCCGAAACGGCGTGGCGGGCTCGACGATCGGCCATGCCTGCTCAACAAACGCGCGCAATTTCCGCCGAGCGCGCTCCGTTCGAACGTCTTCCAGCGATGGCAGGCGCTCGAGCGTCAGCCACGGCCTCCCATCGACGGCGTGGCATGGCCGGGCGTATAAGATTTTTCTGATATCGCAGGAGCTCCACGCCGCGCGCGCTTGTCCGCCTTGCGCGCCGCCTTCCCACGCACCTTCGGCGTCGCGCGACGAATCACGGACGTCTGCGGGTTCCGCCGATAGCGTTCACCGTCCATCGTCCTGAACGAGCCGTTCCGCTCAATCGGGACGAACACGCACCGCAAGGGGTCAATTGCCGGTTGCTGCTCCGTCATCGCTTCTCGTGTCCTTCGCGTTCGCGCGGTTCACACCCGCAGTACTCCCGGTCGTTGCCACAGCGAGGGCAGATGTCACCCATGGCCCTGCTCTGTCGCTGCGGCGATCGCGCGCTGGTGCAACGCCTCGATGGTCGCGAGCTCCTCGTCGGTCGCGTGCTTCAGCACGTCAAGCGTGGAGTGCTGCACCGCGATCGGCCCGCCCTTCGGTCCGGAGTGCTCGTGGCGCTCCTTGTATTTCTCCGGCCGCGCGCCCTTGAGCAGGAAGATCAGCAGCGTGTCGGAGAACTTTCGAATCGTCCCGATCTGCCCGCTGCCGACGCCGCGTCCGAGCGACCCGAACACCGGCTCATCGACACCGTCGAGGGCACGTCGGCGTGCCTCGGCCTCGAGGGAATCGTTCGCCTCTTCAACCGCATCCGCGAACGCGGCACGGTAGGCCTCGTCGCGTGACAGCCAGTCGTAGTGCGTGCGCCGCCCGATATCCGCGATCGCCGCGGCTGCCTTGATGTTGCCCGTCGCCGCGAACGCCGTGAGAAAGGCGACTTGCTTCCGCACGGTTGCCGCCTGCTCGAGCTCCTCCCGCGTGCTCGGCGCCGATGGCTGGTCAGTGTCCATTCGGCCTCCGCTGGCACAGGACCATCACCGCGGCTGTCAGGAGCACGCCAGCGACAAAGGCGAGCTCGGCGAGGTCAACGGCCCAGGGAAACATCACGCCACCGCTGGCGCGTCGTACGCCACGTGGAACAGGAACTCCCTTTTGCCGGTCAGTTCGCCGCTTCCCCAGTCCCACGTGAGGCGTGCGGCGTGCTGTTCGCGCGCCTTGCCCGTACGTGGCCCGATGACCGCGTTGTCATCGCGACCGAGCAAGATGGAAAACGTGCCGTCGTCGGCCACGGAGGTGGTGACGTCGTCATCGTCCCGATCGTTGATGACCTCGCGCGTTTCGACATCGAGCAGCCGCAGCCGCACTTCTTCCGGCTTGAAGCCGACGCCGTCGGGATCCGTGATGGTCCCGCTCAACCAGCGGCTGGTGCCTTCGAAGAATTCGACGCCGAGATCTTCCTGGTCTTCGTTCGCCATCGCTATTCCAATGCCCCGTCCTGAATCGACGCGCCCTTCAGTTGTCCGCCGGTAATCGCGGCCGCGCGAAGCGCCACGCCGACAAGTCGCAAGAACTTCGGCGCGCTGCCGTCGAACACGGTGCCGGTCTGATCCAGCGCCGCGGCTGCCGCGAACGCCAGCGTGGCGGTCATCTGCGCGATGACCGTGTGCACGAGATCGGCTGAGGCCTGCAGCGTGAGCAGGTTCGTGAGCTGCGCGGTGACGGCCTGCTGGAGATCGCCACGCGCCTGCAGAGCCAGCTGTCCCGCGATCTCCGCCTGCACGGACTGATTGAGCCCAGCGACGGCGCCGAGTGTCAGAGTGTCCGTGAACCCGCGCGAGTCAAGCAGGCTCAGGGCGGCATCGACGACGAGCGCCACCGTGGCCGAGAGATCGAAGCCGCCGGCCTGCTGCAGGTTCGCCGAAGCGGCGAGTGCCGCGCTCACCCCCATCACCAGCGATCCGC